GTTCACCACATTCTGATCCATCTTCCAGTTCATACCAGCAGAGTCGCGCCCCATCAGACCTTTTTCGTACTGAGCAGCAATTTTCGTGTTTGGCACGAAAAGACCTTTCAGCGAGTCAACAATGGTCGCAGAGGTAAAAGGTTCAACAATGCAAGACCGGCGGCCATCGCGTGGAGCACCTTCGGAGTCGAGGTAAGCAGCTGCCGTCAGATAGGTGATAAGACCAGTCGGGGGCGTGCCAGCAGTACCAACGATGTTCGCGGTGTTGTTCTTGGCCATCAGCAGACCATCACGGTCCATCTTATTGGCAATCGCTGCAATAGCGGGTTTCAGAACTCGATCCGAGAACATATCAAGACTCAAGGCCAGATCCTGGGTAGTGAACTGAGTGTCCACATGGAACTGAGTTGAGAGAGTGACAGGAACGCTGGTTTCGTTGAAATCTTCAACATTCAGAGCCGGTCCGGTAGTGCCGATGAATCGACCAGGGCGGCGGACATTAACCGTTGCACCAATCTTTGCACCGACAACAGCGAACTGGTCATCATAGTTGCGATCAACCTCTGCCGTGAAAGTCAACTCGTTCTCCAAGACCATCAACGCTTCGTTGGTGATCTTGGATATGGTTAGCAAATTATTTGCCATTTTCTATCTCCAAAAAAATAAGTTTTATCGAATCTTCCCTGCTCTTCGTGCTTCCTTCCAGGCTTGGTATGTTCCGTGGAACTCCCCATTGGCGTTTATTCCAACATCTGCCTGTCCAGCTGCACCCCGAATCGGGCTTATCGGCGGTGATGCTTTACTCTTAACTGTAGTCTCGCGCCTTGTCTCTGTCTTTTCAAACCGAGCTTCCAGTTTCCCCAACTCTCTAAGAGCTCCAGCAACAGACAACGATGAAATCTTCTTAGCAACTTCTGGATTCTCTGCTAGATGGTACAGGATTTCTGGACCAACTTCGCTATCCATGATGGCGTCCCTCACATCAGGGCCAACCACCACATCACTACTGTTCACCATCGCTTCGAAATCTGGCATCTTGCTCTTCGCCGCTTCAATTTTAGTGGTCCAAGTCTCTAGGACTTTAGACCGCTGTTCATTGACCTTGCGCTGTGCTTCTGCCTGGTCCCGCTGTGCTAATGCTCTCTCAGTCGAGTGCTGTGCCAAGGCTTTTGCATATTCAAAAGCATCGGTAAACTGACTCGGCTGTGGCTCTGCATCGGAAGTTGTCACCGTTGGCGGTGCTTTCTGCCTCTCCAGATCCGCTAAACGGGCTTCTAACCTTGCCGATTTTTCTCGTTCTTGCGCTGCTTCTTGCCGCGCTTGATCTCGATGTTTCGACAGCTCAGAAAACCGTTTTTCAAGTTTCGGATTCTGCTTGCGTTCCTCTACAGGTTTCGCCTCTTCATCTGGCTCACTCTGTTCTTCCTCCACCGGCTCGGTCTGTACCGCCTCGGCTTCGGGTTTATCAGCTAAACCTAACTTTTGGGCATAAAAATCGGCTGCGTTCTCTGCGGTCACTACTGACCCTGCTTCTTTTTCCGACATGAGTTTCCTCAAGAATTTTACCCTGTGAATCCCACAGGTAGGAGAATAATACTACAAATTACTGCCGTGTCAATGGATTAGCTCCTTCGCCAATGTCCTGGGCTGCAAATGATGCGTATTTGCTCTGTTCAGCATTCCGCATGGAAATCTCACGCTCCAAGCGTCCGGTGTCCATGTGATGCAACAAAAGGTCCGTAATTGCCTCAATTTCAATCTTGTTCTGGCTGGTGATTGCCCTGGTGTTGGCATCGTTTACCCGGACTTCTGCCATTGTTTCGGTATTGTGAGCCTTGGAAGTCTGGCGCATGAGCTCCCGCTTGGTCTCGGCATCCTGCTTGACTTGTTCGATATCCTGGCGTTGTTTCATGGCCAGTTGCATGGTCTGAAGCTGTTGTTGTAGCTGCTGGACCTGAGCTTGACCTTGCTTGAGTTGCATCTGCACCTGTGGTGGAATGTCTGACTTTGCGTCAATCTGAGCAAGTGGATTCATTGCCGACAGACGGTCCGCAATCATGTCCGCGCCTGGAAAGTCCATGTTTCTGAACACCAGGTCGCCAGCTGCCTTGAACATTTCCGGGTTGCTGTTTAACAAAGGCATCATGGCATCAACCGCTTCTTGGCGCTTGGAGTTGTAGCCTGGGCCGGTCTCCATCACCACATCGTAAGTCCCAACCGTCACATCGTTGAGCACTCGGCCAACAGCGTCCCTCTCATTGAGAGTAATCATGTCTGGCTTGCCATCGTCCCCAATGATCCGCATTACCCTTTGAGAGTCGTAAATCTTGGGGATCAGGTCCAGGATGATCTTGCCGGTGTGACTGATTGACCTGGTTAGATTATCGTAATAATCGTAGTTGGTCATGTCCACTTGCTGCTGCTGGCCATTCAGAGCCTTGCCAGAAATGTTTCCGGTCATCTGTTGGGCAGGATCAAAAATGCCCATGATCGCTTGCATATCAGCATTGATGGAGTTGCTGGCGGCCATGATCCCGGTTGGCGGTGGCTCTGGCTGAAGCCTTTGCGGTGCTGGAGCTGGCCGTCCGTCAATGTCCGTCTGCTTGTACCTGAGTAGGGGCATGGACTTGATGTTGGCTTGCGTCCAGTCGCTTTCGTGGCCTTCGTCCTGGCCTTCTGCGATTAGCCACTTGGCCTTTGGAGCCAGGGCAACGGATTCTGTGACCGAGGTCTGCCAGAAGTTGTACATCCTCTGCGGATCCTTGGCGTGTCGGACCATGCCAAACTTCTTGCGCTTGTCCCCAATGACCACATGGCGGCCATAGACCGGCACAATCGGAATGTATTTCCCATTCCAATCGCGTTCCTCAATGATCTCCACAGCAGTCAGTTTTACCCATTTGATGGTCTTTTTAACTGAATCTCGTTCGTCAACGACATAGATTCCAGCAGCTGCAAGACGCTCCAAATTGTCTTTGGAGAAGGTGGCGGTTCCATCGCTCAGATGGTAGAGCTTGGCCTTTTCCCTGACGGTGTAGAAGTATTCCGCGAGTCGGATATCTTCTTTTGTGATCCATTCAGACTGAGTGTCGCCGGTCCCTCGAGGCGTGAAGGAAGTCCCATCATCCTTGTCTGGGTAGCTTTTGCGGAACTCCGCTTTGCTCATCATCGTGGTGACCAGGCATCTGTCGGCGTCAGATCCGTCTGGAGCAATTGAGTTGGGATCCCAGTAGACGGTGAAAGGATTGTCTATCGAATCAATGTAGATCTCTTGGTCAAAAGAATCGTCCGACATATAGTTTGTCGTAACCCTCCAGTAGCCCCAACCCATCCTGACCGCATAGTCAAAAGCGTTGTCATAAGCATGGTCGGCGTTGGAGTTGACCTCAATGTGTCGAATCACTCCTTGGATCACCTGGGCGGTTTTCATGTCCGCTTGCGTGTTGGTTGCGTGAACCTTGATCCGTGGTCGCTGCTGGCGCTGCTGGTTGGTGACCTGGCGGCAGTAGGTGTCAATCTTGTTGATCGTCAGGACCGGCCTAGACTCTAGGTTGCGGCTGTTCTGTAGGTCTACTGGCCATTGGTCGCCATTGACAAACCTCAGATCCTCGAGCGCCTCCTGGCGGTTCATCATGTCCGCTGAGTTGCAGAATTGGAGAAACTCCTTGGCTTCGTCTATGCGCGGATCAAAATCAGTCATTTATGCCATCCAATGCTGTGGGTATTGTTGGGCCTGTTTGGGCCGTTGTCGCCGTGGCTCTTGAATCATAAGCCCAATGTATCGGAATGCGTCTGCTCCGTGAGAATACTGGTCGTGCAATGGCATTCTGCTGAATTGCTTAGTGTCAGGATCCACATCGTAACGGTAATGTCGCAAACATTGTAGACCATCGTGGCAGTTTTCCCTATCAAACCAGCAATTGCGGAAAATTGTCCTGGCGGCGTTGATGCTGTCCAGAATCGGGGTTCGCTCAATGATCCGAGTTTTGAAACCCGCATTTCTGACCACTTCTTCGATGCTTCGGCCAGCTGCTGCCAGGGTTTTGTTCTGGGCATCATGCGGCAACCATAGCGTGTCGTAGACATATCCAAAGGTCTGCATCTTGGCCAGGTAGTGGCTGATTGTCTGCTGGTTGTCCTCGTGATATCGGATTAGCCTGGTCTCCATTCCCACAAACTGAAGGAACCAAATTGCCGTGGCGTCTGCCCAACCCAGGTCAAAAACAGCATGGACCGGCTTGGTTGGATCGTAGTTCACCTTGGTAATTCTGCCGTCCAGCTCGGCAAACTGCATCTCTCGAGCAAAGATGGCGCCATCTACAGTCTGGCGGCACAAACCCTCCCAGACGGTGTTGTAAGCCTCCTGGTCCCTGTTCTTGAGACTGTCCTTCTCCAGCCTCAAA